TACCCGTGTTTTTAGTGATATCTACGGTCAACGTAGTCACATAAACAACATTGGTGTATGACACTTGAATATCTATACTACCTTCTGTCGTAACGATTGGGGCAGGAGGTGTTGTGGATGGTGGTATCGTTGGAGGTTGAACAGATATCGTCTTTATCCCATCCCAATCTCCGTAAATAGTCACATCATTTACAGAAAGGAGACGAGTTACGCAATTCATACTTATTTCAAGGTCTAACTCAGGATGGCAGACTGATGGCGGGCAAAAATTGTACGTCTGCGTTTGGCTATCATCATCAGACGACCCGCCGTTGATGGCAGTCAAGTTCATCTGAATGGTATAGTTACCATTCAGAAAGTCGCCGGCAGCATCAACGGGGATCGAATGTTTATATGTTGCAGTCGCACCGTATGAAGTAACCGTTACATCCGGAGTGCCCGGAACGGCCTTAATGACACCGGCGGGGCCGGTAATGCCGATGTATAGTTCGAGAGTGGGACCAATAGGCGTGTTTGAGTTGTCGTTGACAACACTAATCACCATCTTACCATAGTCTAAACTCCCCTCTGCGGTGTCAAAAATGACTGATACGGGCTTCATCCGAGTTTATTTATTGGTTATTTACCAAGTTTGTCAAGAATGAGAATGGCACCTTGTTCATCAAGCGGCATCTTCACTTTGACCTTTTCAAGCGGTTCCCATGTGTCCATCTCTGAAGCACGGTGTGCTACTGCGCCGTTTTGATGGATTTTGAGTGTATTTCCTTCAACCAAAGTCAATACACTTTGTACCGCCGCCGACACACCGGGCTTTGCGTTTTTATCGGCATCGCCTTTTTGGGCTGCATCATTTTTGGTGGCGGCCGCCTTCTTTTCACCGGTTTCTTTCTTTGGCAGACCCTTCACTTCTTCCTCTGTAATGCCGGACCATGCGAAGAGCGTCGCCGCGTAATCTCCGGTCTCTTGCATCAGATTGTAAAGTGCATTGTAGTAGCTTTCGCCAAAACCCAATTCACACACAACGGTACCGGTACTGCGGTAACGAACAGACTGCTGACCAATGCCGCCAACGACCTCGAGGACACCACGATTGAACGCTTCCATAATAGCACCCACGTAGAATGTCTTAGGTTCGCCCCATGCAGACATGTATTCTGCTGCTTGTTCCGAGATGGCATCCATGGCGAACATGATGTCTGTCTCATCTTGCACCACAAATGTTCGCTTCATCAAAGCATTTACGCCTTGGATGAACAAGCGTTGGCGAAGCGGCGACGCACTGAGCATTTCGGCACGAACCTTTCCGATTTCGGTTTTGAGCCTGAGTTGGTTTTGAATGAACTCGTCGCGTTTGAACCAGAACAAACGAGGGTACTTCTCTTGCGCAAACTGAACATACGGCGTCTGCACAAGCGGAGAGAGGAGGAGAAATACGACGAGTTCATACTGTGTGACGGGGTCAAGCAGTATAGCGGGGCCGGCACGAAAATCAAGTTCAATCTTGTTTGATTGGCCATATCGGTATTCGGGAACAATTGAGTTCGGGAGGTTGCGAATACCGGTATAGATTTGGACTTGGCTAGGTGTGCCATTGATCAAGAAGTTGGCGCGCGTCGGCATCTTCAAATTCTTGATGTGGCCATAGCTGCGGTCGGCCGTTTCTTCTTGGACGAAATCGGGGAGCAGGCGGAACTCAATCATTTTGCCATCTTTACGATAGCGGTCAAGTTCTTTTTTCATTCCTGCTAGTTCGGCAACTTGCTCTGCGCTAATGCGCTGATCTGTTACGGGTTCGCCGTTGAAATTGCCTGTGAACAATAAAGGCATACGGAAGGGTTTGCGGATTTAAGAAAAAAGGAATGGTGGGGCGCTCGGTAAAGCACCCCACCTCCTATGTTGGCTTATGCCGGTTCAACCCAAATGATGCGGTTTGCGCTGCATCCGTGGAAAGCAATCTCGGAAAGCATACCCGCGCGTGCTACATCAAATTGATTGGAAGCGGTGGCGATGTTGGTCAATTGCGTGAATGCACCGGTTGCACCAACGCCTGCGAAGCTACCTACAACGATGTCGCGGCTGTAGCCGTCAAGCTCCTTGTACTGATAGCCAATGAGAGGCATGGCCTTGGTGGTGAAGCGGTCTTTGACCTCCCCGGAGGGGTGGATAATACCGCTTGCCTTATATCCAAAACCTGTTTGGCCTGCGCCGGTGATGTCGTTGAAGTCATCTAACTGTTTGAAGAGGAAGTTGTACCCACCTTTCGAAACAGCCATGATGCTGAAGTTGATGGTATTGGTACGTGTTGCACTCTGCATGGCGTTGGTGGTGGTGTCATTGCCGATGCTCGAAAAGCCAGGGATGGCGTTATTGACAATCGGCGCGTAGTTTTGCTGCAAGATGTTGACAAACGCATTCTCCGCTTCGAAGTACAGCGTTTGACCCATCCATGCCCACACGGTGTTGGTTGTGGATGCGCGCTGGTCTTGCATGTAGGCTGCCCAACCATCAAGGTCGGTCGTCAACGTGAGGGAACCGGGCGTGTAGGTATCTGTGCTACCCGAAGTGATGGCGAAGTTCACCAAACCTTGCGTGGCCTGGATGGGCACGTCAATACCAAGTTCTGTGCTCGTCTCGGTAAGGTTGTTGGTCTGCTGACCAAACAAGAGGAAGTTGGAGCGGTGGCGCTCATGACGAGCAAGCGTCTCTGCCTCGATGAGCAGATAGATGGCACCTGCCTTGCCGGGGAGCGGTTGGAAACGAAGCGTGTTGGTCATCTCGGTGCCCGAAGAACTCCAAGCATTCTTGATGATACCGAATGTGTTGTTGTACTTGAAGATTTGCGGCATGCGGGTGCCAGGGAGACCCGAACCTTCCGCTTGCAAGTTGTACAACAGTTGTGCTGTGGAGTTGCCGGTCAATGCCGTGGAGAGGTTGACCGAAGAAAGAACGGGGGCTACCGTCACACGGTGAGGCGTAACAGTGATGTCCTTCGATACGACACGAACTTGCACTTTGTTGGCGAGTTGCAGTACGTCGCCGGGTTGCACATACGAGGCTTGGCGGGCTGCGCCACCAATCGTTACGCCGGTATTGTACATGGAGCTTGCGCTCAAGTTCATCACCTGAGTTGCACCTGCGCCACCTGCGGGCGTTTGAACGGTACCAAACTGAATGAAGTTGTCGGGAAAGCCTTTCTCGTAGTGACCTACGAGTTGAGTGGAGGCACCCTTGCCCCATCCGAGCGCCTTCACCATGGTGGCGAAGCCAACATACTCGGCATGACGAGCAAACAACTCAATCATTTCATACGGAGGGCGGTCGTACACCGTCTCCAATTGCTTTTGGCTCAGCGAGCCACCCACGGGTGACGTGGGGTTACTTTGGGCCTCAATAGGAATACCGGGCGTGCCGGTCGAGCCATAAGAAACGTAGGGCATGTTTGATAATTTACATCATGCCACCGGGTCTTTTGATGCCTTGCGGTTGCGATTGCGACGCAGCCGAACCTTGTGCTGGTTGCTCACTGTATCCACTCGGGTTATGAAAAGCACGGACCGTAGCTTCACGCACCGACGCTTCAATATCTTTGATAATCGCTCTGCGGTATTGCGCAGGGTCTGCAAGAATCAAGAGATTTTCGCGGTAAGTTTGCATAGCCTTCATGCCGGCCTCGTCAAATTTGAGGTTGTTTTGGACGGCATATTGAGTGACATGCTGCTTTATCTGTGCGGCTACATTTGCGGGGAGATTGGGTTTGTAGTCAAGTTGAAATTCGCCATCGTCGTACTTGTCTCGAATGGCGATTGTCTCGCCAATCTTATCGTACAAATCGCTCCACCCACGCTGCAAAAGCAACTTTTGTTGTTCTACTTGTGGGTCAACTTGTCTTTGAACCTGCAAGCCTGCCTGCATCTTTTGCAGTTCGGCTTTTGCGACCTCTGCCGCTTGCCTCATTTCGTACTCTCGCAACTTGCGATCACTTTCATTCGCTCCTTCTGCCAATTCCGGAAACCGTTTGGCTAGGATTGCGTCCGCCGTAATCGAGTCGAGTAGGGGATCATTCAATAGCATTTGCTGCTTAATGACCTCCATGTTTGACAGTGAACTCAAGTCCATGCTCTGAATGCGAAGCGCTTGCACCATCGCATCGGCACCCTTGCCCTCGGCGGCAAGATTATTGAGTAATTCAATCACCGGCGTTGCAAACTTTGGTTCGTTTGCCTTCGCCATAAGGTTGGCATATTCAGACTTGAGCGTTGGATACGATTTAACATCGTCCAAGCTAACTCCAAAATGCCGCAAAGCGTCTTGCAGGTCTGTCTCAGCGACGTTCCCGTACCTCACGGGCTGCTGTTGTTGACCTTGCTCGCCGCTTGATGACTGTCCGGTGGTCTGCGCGCCCTGCGCTGCTACGTCCACATTGACGGTTCCATCTTGCATATGTTTGTGCGGATTTTACTTCTTTGATGCGAGTTTGATACGAGAACGATTAAAAACGGGTTTTGTTGGCCATTGCCGTCGAAACGCCGATGCGTTCTTGTATCTCTCCCTCTTGCTGTAATAACTCTTCCTTGCGGTCGTACTCTGCATTCATATACTCGGTCCTCAACCGATATTCCTCTTGCAGCTTCCTTGCTTCTTGTTCGGATATGAACTGCGATGTCTGCTGCTTGCTTTGGTCAATCGCAATAGCGGCCTCCGCGTCTGCTTTTGATTTAGCTTGCAGCATATCCATTTCATTCTGACGCTGCTCCTTTTTAGCCGCTTGTGCAGCCTTGGAGAGCAAGAGTTGTGCTCGCGCCATGTCGTTGTCCTCAATCGCCCTTGTAATCAACAAGGATGTTTCGGGCGGGATGGCATTGCCCATCTGAAACAGCATTTGCAAGAGCATCTGCTTATTCTCGGGCGATACGAGCTTCATTTCTATGCTGAAGTCACGCAAATATACATCATAGCCTGTATCTCCGAAAATTTTTCGCAATTCGCTTTCGGGAACGACACAACGTATTTGAATAAGCGACTTTATGAACTTACCAATTCTCAGGTAGAAATCAAAATAATCGCGCACCATTGGCATGAGTGCGGAGTTGGTTGCCTGCTGCGCTCCCTCCATTACCCCTTTCAGAAGGTCGGGAACAATGTTCGTGCCATCTGCTACGGGGTTATAGTTTGTGGCGGTGTACAACTCTTGCTTTTTTTGCTCGATGTATGTTGTAAGCGCCTGGATGTCTTCAAGGATGCCGGTCGGCACCAACTCAAAGGGTCTCATTCTGTGCGTATCTTGCTCGTGCACAAAAGCGCCGTCGGAGATGGTCTCTACGATAAAGATGCCCTCTTCTTGATACTTTTGCAGCATCTCCAAGATGGTATAGTTCTTGCCTCCGATGCTTACAGATGGAGCGACCCTAGATTTGTCAATCACCATCCTCGGCCCGGGTGCCATCTTTCGGATGGTATTTCTGAGTTTGAATACGGCAATTTGAATGTCGTCAACCAAACCAATAGCATCCTCCACAAATGACGGCTCGGTGCCATTGAAAACGATAATGGGGATTTGAGGGTACAGATACCCATTGTTGGCGCGCTCATACACGACATCGGTGGCCAAGCCATAGTCATACACCAGGTCCGTTCCGACTACCCACTTTACCTTGTAGAGGCGGTGGATAGTCACCCCTTCAATCCTTTTGCCTTTCTTCTCTTGGCGCTTATCGAGCTTACTATCAAGCTCAACTTTGTCAAATATGCGCGAGCCTGTCTTATGCTGACCAACGACATACTTCTCCGGTTCTCGAACGATGAAATACAGCGTCAAAATAGAAACCCTGCGATTTGCATACCAAGAGAAATCCCGCACGTATTGTTCGCGCGAGCCTGTCCTTGCTACCGAGGCGGGATTATTGAGGATGCCGGCATACCGTTCGGCAATTTCAAGTAACTCTGTGTCGCTCAAATTGCTTTCCTCTGCCACCTCTTTGAGCGTTTGAAACTTCATATACCCCATATAGTCCACATCGTGAGCGTCGGGGAATATGGTTCTTCGCATTACAAAGTTGGCAGGGTCAATGTACTCAAGCCGGAAATCATCATGCCCGCTTCGCTTGTTGATGTGAACCACCGAAAAATTCAAGTCAACAAAGTCTTGCTGACACATTTTCAGCACCGAGAAAGTGTCTTGTGAAGTGAGGTATTTGTCGAGCAGTTCTTTGAGCTTTGCCTCTACGTCAAGTGTTGGGCCGCCTAGGATAGAATAAGTATCTACATCTTGCGGGGTTGCGATACCCTCCGGCAATTCGGGATTGAAGTAGGGGTTTCCGGAGGCCATCTGTTGGGTGCGAGGATCGGCCGCAATTTTTAGACGATTGATTTTATTTGCCTTTTCGTTTGCCGACTTGACATCTGAGCTTCGAGGCTGCAAGTCGGGAACGATGGCCTCCAACTTGTCAATCATTCGAAGTCTGGGGCCTCGGAGCACCGGCACTGTCTGCCACGATATATTGAGTTCTGGTGTCTTCTGATCCATTTCGCCATTCATTCGCATGAATGACTTGTATCGGTTCACATCTTGCTTGTTGCGGGCATATGAGCGCAACTCGGCGAAAGTCCGGTCTCCTCTTGACTGACTGTATGCTGTTTGGGTGTATCCTGCCGCGTGCCACGCATAGACATAGCGCACGACGGACAAGAAGTAGTCCTTCTCGCTTTCGTAAGAGAAGCCCAACTCGCCTTTATCGAGTAGTGAAGTATATAAGTCTCCAAACAGCAGGTCCATTTCAACAAATTTATCCTCGCTCAAACACGGTTGCAGCACTCCATGCGTCTTGCTTTTTGTGCTCCGGCGGCGCTACTTCGCCTTTGATGTCGTTTTGAATTTCGCACATGCCGCTTGCGACGGCTAAGTCATACTTTGTACGCTTCGCCTTTGTGAATATTTTCCACTGTGCGACGACACGCGGATGGTGCGTACACCATATTTGGGTGTAAATATACGAACTTAATAGTTCTGTGTACCGATTTATGACATCGGTTTGTGCCTTTATGCCTGCATTGCCCTTCTCATCGAGCGAAAGGTACTCCCCGAACGGGGTTTTGTTCCTTATCCACGATATGACGCCCGGTTTATCTCTTTCTATGCACGCCCTCGCCGAATAAAACAAGATAGTCATCAGGCAATGCTCGTAGAACACATAGGGGTTTTTGGGGCGATGCTTGTAATCGCATACGATTTGGTTGGTCCACATCTCGCTTCTATTGATGGGTTGCCCTTCTTCATCGTACATCAATTCCGGATTTTCAAACTCAGGCAAAAATCGCATCCGCACGACGATGGCTCCATCGGACCCTTTCAGAACTGTTTCATCAGCGTCGTATGGGTCAATGCCAATGTCGTATATGTGGTCGCATGATGGCGCTACTTTGTATTTGCCATACGGCCTTGTAATCTTCTTGTTTGGATGTTTTGGCATTTGGCTGATATGCCAAAGCCCTTTTGGATTTGGCACGAACTCAACCTCGCCAAATTGTTTGTTGTGGCGCCATCTCAGGTCTCCTATGACCACTTTGGTTGGTTGTGGGTTGTCATGCTTATCCACTTGATTGCGAAGCTGTATGAGCCTCGCTTCGCATAATTCGGGGTGCAGTGGATAATCGCCATCCGGCTCCGACAAAGCATCCTCAATCGTCTCCGGTTGCTTCCTCCGGATTGAGTTGTACTCCTTGTAGTCTTGTGCTTCAAGTGCCGTGCGAATTTGAATATCGCGGAACTTGATAGCTTCCTTTTTTTTGTGGCGGCCGTACTCATCTACTTGCGCAGCCAAAGTGAATGGGCGGAAAATGCGGTATAGCCCGCTTGCGGTCCTGTTGTTTTCGTTCCGCACTCTCGGATCGCTCTGCTCCCATAGTTGTGCGGCAAGCGCCACGGTTGCACCGTCTTCCATATCCTCCACTGTTGAAGATATGAGCATCTTGCCAACAACTTTCATCTCGTTGTTCAAGGAGATGACTTTTCGGATATTGGACAACTGTGCCCGAACGTCCATCCGGTGGGTTTTCATCTTGAACGCCTCATCCAAATGGTAGAAGTGGAGTAGCTGCCCGTCATACGCTAATGTCCGTGTTGGCGCGTAATCTATCCGACTGCCCAGATACATCTTGTTCGCTTCAATCTGGTCAAGATTGAGTTCAACTTGACTTGATTTTGCGAAGCCCATCATTTGTTTGGTGAAGCTCAGCACTTCGGTCGGCTTCTCTGTGCCTCGATACAACGGCTTGTACCAAAATGGCATTGTCCAATTTGCATCAACGAGACGAGAGAAGTTTTTGCCGGCATCCGTCTCGTTGATGTGTTGCATACCGCATCTCGAGTGCTTGTATCGGGTCGCCTCCTCCCATGCAATGAATAATGCTTTTTCTGTATCTCCCAAACGTCGGCACTTGATGTCCACAAGGCCCATGCAATCGGGGTCGTTTCGAACTGCCAAATACCATATCTGAAAGAACTCTAAGGCCTCCTCTCTGAACATTGGGATAATGCCCGTCTCAGTCACCCAATAATGAAAGTACACATCACACCCCGGCGGGATGTACTCGGGAATGCCGTTGATGTATATCCAATAGCCATTTATGCGGCGATGCCACTCCGCTTCGCAAAACTCCTCAATTGTATCTCGCTTCCAAAACTGTAAGTCGCCCGGCACTTGCCGAACTACAAACTTCTGATCCTTTGTCTTGACGTTCCAGTTGATAATCATCCGGTCTTCAGGCATTGCCGGCATCTGAAACGTAATATCCCCAATCGTCCGGAGGTCGGGCGATTGGGGATAGCTAATTGTGTATAGTTCGTCCTTTCTTTGGAACATGCCTGCGGCGCTTATGCTTGTTTGAATGCCCCTTTCCGGAAGATGCTGAAAAGATTATACCCAAGCACTCCGGTCAAAATGCCAATAAGAGATGTGAACGGTGGCCACCCGATGATTGCTACCCCTAATATCAGCAATACCGCTACGGCTAAGTGTCGCGTCTTGCCGGATAGTGCGTCGAGGCCTGGCAGGAATGATGATGCCCACGGAAGTAAGGTGGATAGCAGCGCGATGAGCCATGTGAGTGGTTCTCCAAACAGTGTACTCCAACTTTGCCATTGCCCCGCTTCGGGGAAGGGAGGCACCACGACGGTAATGCTATCGCCTTGCTTGGTGGCCACGACGGTATTGCCGGAGGTAGATGCCATTTTGGCGGCCTTGTCTGCTTTGGTCACTGCTTCAACGGCAACCGTATCGGGGCCGTATGCGAGCGTCATGTCGGGGCTGCAAATGCTCATGATTGCAATCATGCCGACAAAAAGAAAAAGTTTCTTACTCATGTTGTTCTTTTTTTGAGGCAAAGATAATGCAATAAGTTGATAAATACCACTACTTATTCATTCTGCCTAGCACCTCCCTGACATAATTGCCCAATGCTGTCAACTCGTTCTTTTGGGCCTCAATTGCTCGTGAAAGCATTTCAATGTGCGCCTTATTGGAGTCTTGCATGGATTGAATCAGTTCTTTTACAAGCGCATCTTGCGCGGCTTGCCTTGCGGCCTCTTGCTTGTCTCGTTGAGGTAGAATTACAAGTAGGTAGTAGAGAATACCTGTGACGGGTATCCCGAAATTTTTTATAGCCTCGATGAGCATTGCAGCATCCATGTTGAACGAGTTTTGGCAAATATAAACTGTATCTGCCAAAACATATAATTTTTACAACATTGTGCTTGCAAAACGTTTTTTAGCTTCTGAATGCAACCTCTTTTTTTGCCGGCTTACCATGTTTTCGGTATCCCGTATCTATGAATTGACAATAGCCAATCAATAGAACTACAATCACAAAGAGCAACTTTTTCATTTGAGGGAGGGTATTAGTCTATTCAATCTTTGCATGAACAGAATACAAAAAAAAGCAAATTAAAAAACGCAAGTACAAAGATACATGTACTTGCGCCAATTTATACATAACCAAATGAAAACAATCTTACTCGAGAACATATGTGCCGCCGCCGTCTAGTTTCAGCCCGGCAGGGAATGTCATGTTCGTCCCGAATTTCACGTGCGTAATCGCAGCCACCGGAGCGTTTGTTACCCATGTAGTCGTGTAAAATCCTGGGGATGGAGACGAGTAGGAACCCGATACCGAGACAACGAGTTTGCCAGCAATGGACTTGATTGTGATAGTCCCTGCCGCCAATGACGCATGGTTCATGCCTCCATTGATGAGTATGGGGCTTGACCATGTGGCACCTCCGTTGGTACTATACATGATGGAGGCTGCAAGCGCCGATGTGGTATTGGTGTGCGATAGGCTGCTGTAATGCAGCGTTGCAGGTAGCGTTACAGCGATTGGCAGCGCAAGACTGTCAGGTCCGGCAATAAGGCCTGTTGCGGCGGATGGCGATAGTTGGGTTTGGTGGCCATCAACCTTTGGTTGCGCCTCCGGAAAGTCAGCAGGGTAGGTAGTGCCGATGATGGAGTTGATACGGTGATAGTTACCGGTAGTCGTATCGCGAATAAACTGCATTGCGCCTCCGTCAACAAGACGGACGGTAAGTGTGTGTTCGCCGTGAAGGTCAACGGCCATCTCGACGCCGCCTTCCTTATCGGGCTCGGTGTAAGACACCGTCACGGAACTGCCATCATGGGCAAAGAAGTCTTGTGAGAACACAGATGCCACACCAAACAGCATGGCGCAAATAGCAAAGAAGAATTTCATATAGCTCCTTTTTGGATTAAAAAATGAGAATGATTTTTTATCGCCACAAAAATAAAGCACTTGCATTATACATACAAGTGCTTACCCGAAAAAGTATGGTCAAATTTGAAAATACTTAGAAATACTGCCATGTCAAGTTGACTTGGCAAGTGGCATTGATTTGAGTGGACACGTTGGCGCCGGGAGGAGGCGTGACCTGTACGCGAAGTGTGTCTGTCGCGTCGTCAACGTTAATGGTCCATGTGATGCCAGCCATACCGCCAGTAGCTTGCGACATGTCGGTGGTCACGGTTGTTGCGGAACTTGTGCCGGCGACATTTTTTGCGCCAAACAAGTAGATTGCATGGCCCGTATCGCCGACGTTTACGGTGCCGCCCGTTACTACCCCTGCGGCGGTACAGCTTACTTGCGCGGTGAGTGCTGAGTTTGACGGGATAGGGATACGTTCTGCGGGGATGTTAGAGCTATAATCTGCAAACAACTCGAATGTACCCGTGCCTACGCCATGCCCACCAAGCTGAATGACACTCAAGCCCGCGTATCTGTTTTGCCCCGCAATCGGCCCGGTATTACCGAGGCTACGCGCTTGTTCTGCGTATGCCACCGGTCTAGAGTTTACACCTGTCGCAAATTGGTGGTCCTTGTTGCATTGGTTTCCTGAGCCAATCATTGTTGTGTGCGCTATTGAAGTGGAACCTGACGCAAAGTTGTTGCCTAACCCGAAAATTGTTACATATGCTCCCGAAGCGCCGTTGCTCGTATTGTTTGATGCGCCCGAAACAATTGAGTTGTTCCTAGTCACTACATTGTTATTGCCGTTTACGACCGTACTCTCTGCACCCGATACGTTATTAGCGTTCCCGTTGATGACCGTTGCGTAGTTGCCTGTTGATGCGGTATTGACTGACCCCCCGGCCACAAGCGAATAAGTTGACGAGGCGTTGCAACTTGATCCATTTACGACCGATGCAAAAGAGTTGCCTGCATTGACGGTTGATCCTCCCCCAATAAAAGAAAAAGATCCGCTTGCGGTATTGGTGGATCCGCCCGTAACTATTGCGCCCGACGCGCTCGCTGTATTTCCGGTGCCCGCGCCTACAAAAGCGTTCAAGTTTGACGCTGTATTGCCGGTGCCCGCAACAACGGCGCTGTTTGTACCCGATGAAGTATTGTTGTTACCTGCACCAATAAAACTTTGAGCGCCCGTCGCCGCTTGTGTGGCGGCGGCTCTTACCATTTGCAGGTCAACTGCATTGTTCCCTCGCGCATTGCCTCCCGTAGCTGCTGCGTCAGGGATGTCGGCCACCAAAGCACCGGTCCCCGTCGGCGCAATGAACATGCCGTTATTGGTTATCGTACTTGCATTGACTACTGAGCCTTGTTGCGTTGTCGAGCGCGAGTAGATTTCGACGGCATTATTGATTGTAGCCCTGCCATCGTCACGGACTGAGAATGTTTCGGTGCCGGCGCTATTGCGAGTTTGCAGCGACCACGTTGACGACGTAGATCCGGTGCCGTTGATTCTTAGCCGATAATTCGTAGCAGGTGCCGTTCCGATACCTATAAGAGTGCCGTCATTCAGTAGGTTTGTCGCCGGCAACCAATTCGTGCCGTTGTGGTACATGGTATTCGTGTTCGCGCCTTCGAGCGGCAAGCGGTTTCGGATTTGCGCGCTCAGGTCGGCAAGAGACACGCCACTTGCGACGATATTGCTACTGTCTACCGACCCGCCACCTCCGGAACCCCATGTCAAGTTACCTGAGCCGTCATTTGTGAGAACTGTTCCTGCGCCACCTTGCGCGGCGGGCCAAGTGATATTGTAGTTTGCGTTTAAGCCGGGCAGCATCCCAAAGCGAGTTCCCGAGCCGGTCGCAGCCGAGTTCCATTGTAACGGTGTGCGGTTTCGCTCAAAATACGCTGTATCGGCAGTAAAATAAATTTCATTCCCCGGCGCAGGACCAAATCCTGAGTAAAATGTGATAGAAGCAGGGCCGGTTTCATTTCTGAAAGCTCCTATTGACGCATAGCCTACTGTATCTAGATACAAACTGCCACCAATCCCTGCTGTTGAGTTGCGAAGCGTCACCGTCCTCCCTCGCATTTCAAGGGCATTGTAGTTACTGACTGTAAGGCTATTTTGGTTGCCATTCTGCGTGTAGCTGCCGTTCGCTGTCAAAGACGAATTAGACCAATTCGTGTTGGCATCTGCCGGCAAGGTAGCCAACGTCCCGTCACCTCGAATGTATTGCGCCGTAGTGCCCGTGGCGGTTACGGCAAGCGTTCCTGCGCCGGTCACGGGGCTTCCCGAAACCGAAAAAGCAGATGGCATAGAAAGCCCTACGCTCGTTACCGTGCCACTACCACCACCATTTGCATACCCAAGCTGAGCCTCCCCGGTGCTTGAATTAAAAGAGGTAACACTAAGTAGCTGACCGTTGGTCGGCGTCGTTTCGGGGAGAATCCATGTGTAATTTCCCAATAATCCATTCCCTGCTCGGATACCAAACCATCGCGGATTGCCTGACGAGTTGACGCGACGAAACACCAATTTACTGCCCGTGTTCGCGACCCCGGTGTTTTTTGAGAACACCGAACTATCGCCGGACAAGGTATTGCCCGAGATAACGGCTTGCACAAAGCCGAAGTTGCCCGCTCCGTCGCTTGCCGACATAATCGGGCCACCGGTAGATGCTTGGTTTGCGATTTGGAACGTACCGAAGGGATATAGACTAGGCACTACGGTTTGGTAGATGTTATCACCCGACATGCCTAAGTTGTTGGCATTTAGGAAGTAAAGGTTTTTGCCATCCACATCTACCGTCCGGTCCGGGTCCGTAATCGTGCCATCGGAGTTGTAGATGTTATCACCTCCACCTCCACCGCCGTAGCAACTCAAAATAGAAGCTGCCACTGAGGAGTATGATGTATTGGTCTTTACCCCTGCTGTATATCCGTTGATGGTGATGGTGCATCCGGTATTCGTGCCGGAGGTGGGGGTCATTTGTGCGATGTTACGAATAGACACCCCGATGTACTGCCCGTTGGTTTGCAGCACTTTGATGATGGTCCCGCATGAACGGTTGACGAGCGTATCAAGCGGCTCGATGGCGTTCATTGTGGTGGTGGTGTTTGCTTGCTGAATTTTGGAGCCGGAGCCGTTTACCAAAATCACGGCGATGCGGCCGGTTGGCAATGTAGTAGGCTTCGGGCTTGCAGTCGGCGATGACGCAGGCTGCGTGAAAGAGATGTACTCTGCGTTTTGGGCGCTCAGCGCGGCCGCTACGCAAAGCAGCATCAAAGTCATGAATTTACGCATTGTACGCATGTTGGTTGCCAATTTTTAATGAACCAAAAAAATAAAGGCAAATTTACACACTTACTCGCGTATTTGCGCGAACTTCTCGGCAAAACCGGTGAATAGGTTCTGCGCACTTGCGTCTCGCACCTTTTTTCGCAACTCCTCGTCGGCAAAGAGCTTTGCTTCAAGTGCCTCAATGGTGCCTCGAAGTTGCTGTGTGGAAGTTAGGATTTCGGAGCGGTACTTAGCATCTTGGGGTTTTGAAGAATCGGGGGGCGTCCGGAGGTAGGCCATCATGTTATGGAACGACACGCGACAAGTCATTAGTTCTTCCCAATCGTACCATCCACCAAGTCTGAAATACTCGGCTATGATTTCTGGGAAGGGGTACTCGTACTTCATGATGGCATTTACAAGCAGTGGGTTGTTGCCTATGATAATTTGAGTAGCCCGCCCTAATGGCTTTTCTATGTTATTCTCTCGAGACGTGATTGGACTATGCGGGTCAACAAACAAGATGGCTACCCGTATCATCATATCCACCTCTTCCACTGACCACGCCGTCTGTATGCCTTGTCCTCCTGCAAGAAATACAGCCGAGTCTTGTAAGTGAGGATACAAGTCTATGAGCAATTCGCCGCTATCCAAGCCGGCCATAGGGTCAATATGACACTTGGATGTGTCGTATTGTATTTTTGATTTAGCCATCTGTTTCCTCTTTTGCGTAAATGTACTTGCTATCCACCACGCATATCACTGTGCCGTTATCCACGGGCGTGTATTGGCCTTGCGGATTAAGTCGGATTGTTTGTCGAGCATCTACAAGTACGACATCGCCTTTCTTGAGCCATCTTTCCGACTTTTTGAAGGCGTAATACTTCTTGTCTGCAATCGAATAGCATTCCTTTTTCTCAGGCAATGCAATCACTTTGTACACCGGATAATTACGCGCCGGCATGTAGGTCACTCGGTCGCCTTTGCGAATAGCAATAGGCGGCTCCTCGCCATCAACCTTATACTCTCTTGTGAGCAGCACGTTATTATTGGCCGTGTATGTCTCACCATTTTTTTGGTAGGCTACAATGTCGCAATGCCTGATGCTGACCACATTGTGTCGCAAAAGTTCGATAGGGGCATTCAGTACGGCGGCATAGTAAAACAAAACGATGTCGCCCTTTTTTAGGATAGGATATGGTATTGTGGTGAACGAGCCGTCCGACAAATTGGTACTGACATCCAATTCTCCTGGGTCTTCTACAACACCCCATATAGGTATCTCGTTGGCATAGTCATTTAGAACAAGGTTGCCAAGATGTTCCTCGAACTGAATTTTTACGATGGCTCTGAAAGTTGATGATCTGACCATGCAAGTATCTCTGATTCTTGGTAAATAAAAATCACCTCTTCGCCATCTACAAACGTATTGGTGGCTTTGTGTGGCAGAAGTACGAACTTGCCTATGAGTTCTTTATCGTAAGCATCAACGACTTGACCCTCATAAACTTTTCGCTCTTCAATGTCGGAGCGAAATACGTCTGAGGTGGCACCTACTACCTTTCCTTTGACGGCAACAAGTCCTCGGGCGAGTAAAAATGTCTTGCCATAAAGTTGCATATGCGAGATTTTAGATTTTGAAATAGGGTGAAATCAATCAAAACAGGTATCTGTACCGACGATGGCGGATAACTCTTCTTATGCCATGCAAAGGTAGTCATTGCGGTCTTTCGGTTTGCATAATTGACGAGCCACGCAAATTGGCCAGCGAAATAGTTCCCCTCTCCATATGCCACAACACCCGGCATTTTAGATGGTATCCGATACGGGAAGTAGTCTTTTATTTGGCCTTTTATGTTGCCAGGCTGTGTTTGATTGGTCGCCCCACCAAGCGTGGCCCATAACTCTTTGACGATTGCTATGATGTTTGCCGGCATCCCCGGGCCAATTACATTGTACTCCCCCTCTACTGTTTGCATGAAGAATAGGTTGACGCGACCATACACGCTACTCAGATTGGCACTTACCGTACAAGTCCAACACTCTTTCTTGGCATACTCCCTGAGTGTGAATGTCACGGTACCTATTGTGACATCTCGCTCTGCCATCCGCAAGGTATAAGACCCGCGCGACAATTGCGCCCCTTCAGCAATCAACCCTTTCGAGAACTCGAGTATTGTCATAGCTTGTTTTCAAGGTCGTAGATAGCTTCATTAAGGTATTCTCTTGCTTTTTTGAGGTCTTCAAGGGGGTTGCCTTTCTTTTGGTGCCTTGCAACATACTTGATCACGTTGAAGAGCCACGCATTATTGTGTAGCCCCCATGCTCGCACCACTTTGAACACCTCGTATGGGTTATCCTTGCCTCCGTAGTGCTGCGGATTTGAAACAGGGTCGTTTGGGATGTTAGGCATGTATGTATTGTGTTATGATGTAAATTGCAAGCAAGATAGACGCAATTGCAGCCCCGTAGATAAACGCTGTCAGCCAGCTGATGGCAGATGCCAACATTACCACGAATATTGCGTCCACGGGCAAAAAAAAGGCGCTAGCCGCTGCCCAAATGTAGTTGTCGGTAAAACAAAAAACAGCGAGTGGTGTCAATATGTTGAAAATATGAAACCACTCGCTGTGGCCGGAATAGGACCGGTACTTCTTAATTCTGTACACACGCATCACGCTGTGAAAAGCGTGCTCTACGCCTCGTGCGTATGGAACGGGGATTGCCATCACAACCACCGCCTTTGCTTCTTTGCTGCGGCGTTCGGCATTATTGCTGATGCCTACTTTTATTTTTCGGAAATCGGTCATGATGTAGATAACCTCCATTGCTTTGGGTGGGTTATAACGCTTTCAATCGAGATAGTACATCTTGCGCGGTATGGCCATCAAACTCGTACTTTGATTTCTCGGCAATTGGCACCTTAAACAAATCCCAGTGCTCAGCTTTATAATGATTGGTGATTTGTCCGGATGGAAGCATAGCAACCACCCCATGTAAAAAAAAGCAGCCTTGCCCAAAATCCAAATTACGTGCGCAATCGCCCAAAAGTCATCGGTTTTGAATGAAATTTGAATGAAAGCATGGGCCGCCTCACTTTTGAGGCGTTTAGGCTGCTTTTTTGGCTCACTTATCTTGTTCGACGCAAAGATAAAGCATATGTTTTATATTTGCATCAAAACTTACTACTTTTT